GCATACGCCCGACGAATTTCGGGTTCCATGCTTTGATAACGCTTAGGGTTAGTCTTCATAAGTTCAATAATATCTGCCCTTCGATAAATCTTTTTAGATGGGGTTTCAGAACTACCTTTAGCCCCGCCAGTAGAAGCCTTTTTAACAGCATCCTTTCTAGCATCTTTCTCGTCTTGAACAGCAGATTGTGACATCTGCCTAATCTGTTTCCATTGAGAAAACAAATTATCAGCAGCCCTACTGTCATACTGTTGGTCAGCGCGAGTTAGAAGCTCAACGCGAATTTCATCACTTTTTACCCAATTAATAAAATCTGAGCTTTGAATAATTTCTTGCGCGTCTGGATGTTTGTTAATCAACTCCTGCTTGGCCTGGTCCTGTCTAATACGCAAAGTATTTTGTTGAGCCTCCTTAATAACAGGATGGTTCGCAATCTTACTTTCCATAGCTTTGTCAGGGTCAGCAAAAAAATCTATTTCTTCAGCAGGTTCAGGTGCTGTTGTTTCCGACTGTTTGAGAATGAAGTTATCTACCACCTTTCGTAATTCGCCAACTTCAGCTCCTTGACTTCCCAATCTGCTTTCGGCTTCTTGGTGCATTTTGGCTACTTCAGCTATTGTTTTACCTTGGTACATTGGTGAAAGCTCTGCTTCCCCTTCCGAAGTGACTTCTTCTTGGACAGGTTCTTCCACGCTATTTACTTCATCTACCTCTACTGGGTCAATTAGTGTTGCCATTATTAAACTCCGTTAAGACCGATTCTAGCTACCCTTCTGGACTATTGCTCGGCTGCCTTACGTTCTAATTCCATCTTTTGCTGTCTGGAACGAACCCACTTGTCTGTTGCACCTGGAAAATGTCCAGAAGCGGGGTCGAGACTACACCTAACAGCAGAGATGACTCGCTTTGCTACCTCATCACATTGAGGACAATCAATCTGTTTTGTTTCACGTGGAACAAGTTTTTCATTTACATGACCACACTTGCACAAAAAATCAAACAGAATCATTGCTATCCTCTGCATAATGTTCAACGGTAGACTCCATATTAAGCATAAAGGCGAGGATATTTAATTGTCCTTTACGGAAATATAAATCCTCGTTGTCCTTTGTTACTTCTACAGAATTTATTTGGAGAGCATTATTTTTTAGCTCTTCCATTAATAATTTCCAGCCCTCTGTACGAAACGTATCTTTAAGAGCTTGGTAATGTTTTTCTTCCTCTCTTTCCACCCTTTGACTCCTTATCAGCTTCCTCTAGCTTTTGGATTCTTTCTTCTAAACCTTTAACGATTCCATTAATCTGATTTAGAATGTTCTGCATCTCAGTGTTAGTAATCATTATGACAAAGCCTTAGCCGTTTCTAGGTTAAGCCTTCTTTCCTCCAATAGTTTGTCAGTTACCTTCATTCGCCTTTCAAACTCTTTATCATCCTCATTACCAGCCTTTAAGTTTGTGGCAACGGCCTTAATCCTATCGTTCTCAAGTTCAACAGGAATAGCCTTAGTTTCTTGAGCAATCTTCTCGGCTCTGGCCTGAGACTCCATAGCTTGACCATTAAGAGCGTTAGTCTGAGACTGCTGAAACTGTAACTGTACCTGTTGTGCTGCTTGCGCTGCTTCTTGAGCCTGTGGATTAGGCTGTGAGGCTTGTTGGATAACTTGAATCAATTGCTCTCTATTGGAGATGTTCATGTTATCTATAATTGATTGTATTAAAACTGCATACAAAGGAGAGTCTGAACCCATAGTTTGTAACAATTGCACTAACTGAGTTACTTCATATTCTCTTGCAATTATTCCCAAGGAAGAGGTAACTTCAAACTTATAATCGTTAACAGGGTACATCTCAGGCTCAAACTGCATATACCTGTGTGCCACTTTTGTTACGAATGGTATCAAAAAAGACTCTTGGAAGTTAATAAGAGTCCTTTTGTGTCTCTTAATAATCGCCCCAAGGGACATTGAGATACCAGCAGCGGTAGCCTCACCGTTAATAGAGCCAGGTATTCCAGCAGAATCTATAGCTCCAGTAGCTGTTTGTACCATCTTTTGAAGTTGTTCAGCTTGGGCAAAGGTAATTTGAGAGACTTGTCCAAAGTTAAACGGCTGCAATACTTCTCTGGGGTCGCCGTTAGTCAATAGTATCTTACCAGGACGAACTTCTGGCTTTGCGCCCCTTGGTAGACGGGTAGCGTCCATTGCCATCATAGGATGTACAGTTAACGCTAGAGCGTCTATTCTAGCCCTTAATTCAGCATCTAGTGCTTTTTGTGAGTTGTATCCTTTCTCACATACACCTCTACCCCAGAATCTTCCTGGGACTATATCCCAAGGAAAGGCTACGACAGGTCTATCGCCCATCATGTAGGGGTTTCTTTCTACTTTAAGTAGAGTTCCCCCATTAGCAATAACAATAATACACTCAATGTAATGACCATCTTCCTCTTCAATCTCAAAGTCTTCTTCATCTTCTACAAGATATTTAGGAACTAGACCGTAGTATTTAGTAAGACGAACCTTATCATCAGGCTGGTCAATTAACTCAGGGTCAGGGTCAAGGTCGGTATCATTATAAGCTAGGGTGATGTCCACGTCCTTGTAAACACCACTTTCCTGTAGAAGCTCTACTTGGTGATATGGGACAAATTCATCAACCGCAACGCCAAGAGCCTCTTCAATAGAAGTTGCTACGGGGTCAATCAAGAAGTTTTGTGGGAGGATTGGGCGAAGTTTACAGACTGTTCTGTCTGCTATGTTTACTCCTACTGCTTGCATCTGTCCTTCCATTATTGGTTGGGATGCAGGTTTCATTTCTTTTTCTTCTTGCAGAACTATTTCTGCAACGCCAGTTCCATAGACTGCGGCGTTTATTAAGCACTCAGCAACACTTTTTCTAGCTTTGTTTTGCTGAAAGTCCCTATAAAGCTGTTCTCTAAGAAATACAACATCTTGAGGCTCACCATCCCTCAAATCATCCTTAATATCAAAGAATCGTCCTCTTCCAAATGTAGCTTCTTCAATTTCAGCTACTGAGGATTCAACCGCCTGTTGTAGTGCGGGAGATATAATTTGGCTTCTTTCTGAGTCACGAGTCTTATCTTCTGCGGAAAATTGCCCCCTCCACAGACGGTTATATTCTTCAAACCTATCCTGGTAGTTATTGTCAAAGTGGTTACGCCATGAGTTGCATTGCTCCATAACCCAATCTTCAACGCTTTGTAGAATTGTAAACTCTTCTTTATTAAGCATATTAGTAACCAGCTACCATATCGACCACATCAAAGTGGTCTTCTTCAAAGTCATACGAATAAGAGACGTTAGCCAACTGGTCTATGTAGGCCAAGGCATCTACCATGTCATCGTGTGTTAGAGCGTCAGGAAATTGAAATAGTTCATCCATAAATTGAATATTCCATTCACCTTTGCTAAGGTTAATGAGACCGTTCTCAAATCTTCCTTGTAACGCCCACATAACTCTATCGGTTTTCTTCTTGTTTCCGTGGGTTAGCTCTTCAACCCTAAAGAAACGAGAATACTTCTTCATTAAGTCAGTTAATGGAGACATTACAGCCTGACGAGCTATACCCTTCTCTATTCCTACAGAGATGGGTTGATAGTCTCTAACAGCTTGAAATATCTTCTGAGCAGTTTGGTCTAAAGACCATCTACCCGTAATTATATCCTTAACCCACCATCCTTGGCTACCCACCTTTACCACGGCGATAGATGTGTTGTCAAGATTTTTAGTTTTGTTTTTCTTCCCAACCTCCTCAAAGCCAGCTAAGTCAATGGCTATATAGTAATCGCCATCAGGCTCTTCCTCTGAAAACTTAACCCAAGACTCCTTGAACATCTCGGAGCCACGGGCCTCAAAGGATGCCATGAACTCCTGCCTAAAGGCATAGGAGGACATAGACATTTTAGCTTGGTCAATCTCGCTTTTTTCTAAAAGATTATTATCATAACTAGTGTAATGCCATGCTTTGAAGTTTGGGTCGCCACCTAACTCGGCTTGTTTGTAGAAGTCATAAAAATGGTTTCTACCCATTGGGGTTCCAATAAACAAAGCACTTGCCTGTAAGTCTGACAGAGCTGGGCGTAAAATCAACTCCCATACGTCAGGCTTCATGTCTGCGTATTCATCTAGTACAAGGTAGGCTAGGGAGACACCACGCATTGTTTCGGGTCTATCAGCTCCCTTTAGAGAAATAGTAATCCCGTTAATTAGCTTAATCTGTAAATTATTAACGTGGGAGCCTTCAACCATGTCTCCTCCCAACTCTAGGAGGAGGTTCCACATAATATCTCTGGCTTGGCCTTGAGTAGGTGCTACATAGAATATGTGGCCTTTAGTAGCTTGTAAGGCGTTGACTAGAAGCAAGTAAGCCGCAAGACGGGACTTACCTGTCCTACGGCCTGCTGCGACCACTTTGAAGCGGGTAGGGTCATTCCAAACTTCTTGCTGCCAATTTAATAGGTTTATATCTAAATTCATTTAGGCTTCTTTACTTTTTTCTTTTTAGCCTTTTTCTTCATACCGCCGTAAGAACCACCGTAACCAGGCATAATTATCTCCAGTTTGAACGTGCTTTGTTTTGAGCTTTTTTGTTTAGCTCACCGTAATGAAAGAGCTTAACACTAGAACTTGTGTGTTTAGCCCCAGAATGTAACTCGCCATTGGGCATTTTGTGAGAACCACCTTTATGGAGACTTCCATCTTTTTTGTAGTGATTAACGCCTTTCATCAGGATATTCTCCATGTTGAATCATGTGTGCTATGTCTAACGCCCTCTGACCCACCTGAGAGGCCCACAGAGAGTTTAAAAACTCCATTGAGGCCTCTGGGTAGTCTTTTGTTTCCATCAGCTTAAGGGCCATTTTAAAGCCTCTGAGACGGGGTAAGCCAATATTGAAGCAAATATTAATCATTGCGTCTTTACGGACTCTATCTAAATCATCATAGAAGCGAAAAGCATTGGTTAATTCTTCATCAGTTCTTTGGATGTCATTATTTAATAGGGTGTAAATTTCAGCATCAGAGAGTCCTATACCTCCATCCTCGTCTATATTACGTCCTATTCCTATAGTCCACTTACCAGCGGGGCATTTATAAGCAAATTTCTTAACCCCTTCATGTTTGGCTATTTGGTCGGCAAGTTTATTCAACTATTTCACCCTCAATCTCTTGGATGTCAGTGTTTATGCGGTCTATAGAGGATACGTTAATCTGAATTACTGGCTTTTCGTTGCCTTTTGTTTTATCATAATGGCTTAAAGGAGCCATTCTATCCATAATAAGTTTCCATGCTGCGGCCTGATTCTTGTGTTCTGGGTCTTCGGCAGCCTTAACAATGGCATCTATAACGTGTTCTATCCTATTAGCGGATAGGAGGCGTTCCTCAAGCTTCTTAATGGCAGTCCTCATACCTTTAGGTCTACCTTTAGCCTTCTTACCCTCATCTTCCCACTGTTGCCTAGTTAGCAACCTATCAGGCTTACGGGGTCTACCCCTCTTCCGTTTAGGTTCTTCTTCACTAAT